GTGTAATTGTCATGGTATTGATTTTGTACAAATTTAGTGAAATATATTTATATAAGATTACCTTACTTTATAGCTTTTTAAGGTTTTTAACAATGTTGCATATTTCTCATCAAAGGTCTTAAAGAAGAATGGTCTATTCGGCATATTATAATCCCTTAATTTTGAACCTCTAAATTGTGAAGCAAAGCTATTCATTGGCTTTTTAAGGCTAAATTTATATTTAGGAATTCCAAATCCACCTCCTGTACCAAATTCAACATAAGGAGCATACTTAACTGTTTCATTACCCATAGAGAATGAGGCATACCCATTTTGATATGGAGTTGATGATACGCTTCTAGATAAATTACCAGTTCTTTTGTATGGTTTTTTTGCTTTGGTAGGTATTCTTGGCAAATTACCTGCTTTTGAAGCAGCTTCCATTTCCATAGCTTTTACAGACTTATTAAGTTCTTGAACAGCGTAAGCTTTGTATAATTCTGCCGTTTGCTTAAACTTTTCTTGAATTTTATGTAAAGCCTTAGTATCTACTGTAAATGTAGCCATTATTTAAGGGTTGAACAACCTATTAAAAAATACTTATTACGATCTTGTTCGTTTATGATAGAATTTATCATATATAACTTATTTTGGAACGTAATGGTCAACTTCTTATCAAATACTTTAGATGTTGTATATCTTATTCTAAATGTAATATCAGCAGCAAAACCATCTGTACCAGCTATATTTGTTCTTGTGTTTGTGTCTGTTACAATTTCAGCCCAACAAGTATAATAAGCTGCAAGGGTGTTTACAAAACCACCTGCACCGTCAGAAGCTCCAGTCTTACTATTAAAAGTAATCCTATTCATTAATCTTCCTATCATTAGATAATTACGTTTATGCGTTTAAATGGCTTCATAAGCTCGTATGCGGTCATCAAATTAGCTGATGGCTTAGTTGCCTCAACTGATGACTCTCTGTACTCATATAGGTCTGAAACCATCTTTAAAAGGGCAGTTTTCATTGTTGCAGGAGTCGTTGCATAACCACAAGTATAAGTAAATCTAAACTCGTTATCGAAAATGCTAGTCATGTAGACCTTTTTAGTGGTTTCACCAAGTACCTGGTAATCCCCAACAGACATAGCTACCCAGTTTGTGCTATCCCAATACTCTACAAGAGATATTACATTAGTAGGCACATAAGGTAGTTCTATAAAGCTATCTACATAAGCTACAACTCTTAAAGTTCTAGGAGTCATTGCGACACCTGCATATTGCTCAAGTCTTGTTTGAGCTGTATTGATTAAAGATGTAATCAAAGTATCATCTTCGCTGTAATCTACTCTAAGGTAATTCTTAGCTTCCGCTAAAGTAACCACTGTGGCTGAAGGTGCTACTGTGGTCGTTATATCTCTTACTATTTGCATTATGCCATTGTTTTTACAAAAATAACTAAAATATAGCGGACATAAAAAAGGAGGCAGTTTGCGGCTGCCCCCTTGTATTTTAGATTAATCTAGGATTAAGCTACGTTACCGAAATCACCATATACAAACGCATTGTTGTAATAGATAGGGAATGCAATACGAGCTTCAACTCTTACAGTAATCAAGTTCTTTTGGAAGTTATCGCTATCCATTTCAGAGAACTGAACAGAAATACCTTGATTTTGCATGATTTGAGCACCCATTGACCAGTCACCTACTAAGAACTTATCAGCAGTAATTGCTGTAGATTGGAATACTGGAATACCAGCAATAGTCAAAGTACCATCAGTTGTAACAACTGTAGAACCTGGAAGGCTATAAGCAGCGTTAGTATTCTTAGTGTTCATGATATTAGCCCAATCAGTTGGGTTGATCAAGATACCATTTGCAGAGTAGTTAGTAGCAGAAACTTGTGCAATAGCTTGTACTAATTGCTCAACGTCTACAGTTGCAGCACCAGTTGGAGCAGAAGCATTTACAGTCAAACCAGTCAAGTTTGGAGCACTACCATTACCAAATAATAATTGAGAATCTTCAGCTAATAAATACTTCTCTAACAAACGAGCTTGTAAGAAAGAAGTCATAGCAGGTACATCATCTAACATTTGACGAGAGATTCTTACGAAACCAGCGATGTACTGAGCAGGAGCATCAGTCATTGTGATATCGAAATCGATTTGTGGTTTAGTAGAACCTTGAGTTTGTGGTCCTGCTTCGCCTTCACCACCTGTTTCCTTAGGGAAAGTGAATAAACCTGTAGAGATAGTTCCTACTGGTACTAAGCTTCTGATATGCACCTTACGAGAAGGAAGAGCATATACTTGATTAGCATATTGTCTTGGGATGTCGCCAGTTAAGTTAACTGCTTCAGTCATGTTACCTACTGCCTTAGTGTCTAAGATAAAGCCAGAACGCTTTTGCTCACCACGACCTAATTTTGCGATACTGTCAGCATTCTTTTCGATTGCTTCAGCAAGGGATGCGTTGAACCCTTTTACTTGATTTTCACTCATTGTCTTACGATTGTTTTTTGCCTCTAATTTGTCAGCAGCATCTTTAACTACTGTAATTTGAGATTTTAATTCTTCTAATTCTGATTTTAAGCTGTCTACCGCAACTGCGTTATCAGCTTTTAATGTTTCGATAGCACCGTTTACTTCGGTTTTAACGCCTTCGAAAGCACTTTTGATTTCTTCTAACATTAGTTGAAAATTTTAAATGATTGTAAATATTTGTTTATCTCGATTTGCATAGAAATCATCGGGTCTTCCTCTTCCTCCAATGCTTCATCTATTGGCATTTCGACTGTGCCTTCAGATGATGGTTGCGGTTGTTCTTCAAGGTCGACTGACTCTTCGTCTTCCATCTCAGCAAGATATTGTTGTAATTGCTTTAGTTTAAGTTCTAACAGCTCGAATGTTTCATCAGTAAAGTGACCATTTCTTAAAGACTTGATAGTTTTACCCATCTCATCTACAAGAACAGACTTTATTTGACTCTTCACTCCTACTGTTGGTGTATTTGCGTTTGCACCCCACAATACTGAACTACCCTCAAACAATTTAATTTCATTGATTTCGTTATAGCCTGACTTCGCTTGTGACTTAATAGTCTGAAAGCCGATGCTATGTTCTGTGATATGACCTTCTTTATACAACTCGTAAGTATCGTTACCTAATGTTGTATTAGGCATCTTTACTCTAGCCTTTAAACCAAATCCATCTTCCATCATCTCGAATGGTTTAGCAATTGGTTTCTCGGTTGAATGGTTAAATAAATGCCAGATTCTATTCTTGGCACTAGGTCCGTTTTCTTTTAGCGTTTTTGTGAATGCACCTGGTACAATAACATCGCCATCGCTGTCGACATTACCAAACGCAGAATAATACATTGTAATTACTCTACTACCATCCTCCATTATAAAAGTTACTCATATTTTTTATTTAAGCTATATAAACTGTGCAGCATCTACAGTTGCAGTTATTTACTGCTAACCCTGCTGCATCATGTGCATATTGCATTTCTATTAGTCCTACCTCAGGAGTATTTACTAGGAATGGTTGATTAACAGGGATTCTTACACCTTTGTTCTCAGGATTCGTTTGTCTATCTAAATCCCTGTGCCATAATCTTGGCTTACCACTCTTAGCTGGATACTCAGCAGCTATCCATTGTTTTAATACTGGAATACCTGCTAACCTAACCGCACCTATAGCACCTGTACTTAATGCCTGATGACTTTCAGTTCTTGCTATAAGTAAACTCCTTGCGTTATTTATCTTTCCCTCTCTGAGAGTCTGAATTGCCAACTTATTAACCTCATTTTGTGACAATCCATTCTCACGACCATACTTTACAACATTCGCTAATATACGAGCTATTTCGTTTTCAGTAGTATTCTCTATGCCATACATCTTAGGTCCGCTAATACTAACCCAATACGTTAGCATAAATACTAACCACTCATCCAAAATGTTTAAAGGATCAAGGTCAATCTCTTCCGCTTTCTTATTCGTTTCAAACATCTGTTGGTATCGCATAGCAGTATAACCATTTGAGCAGCTTTATCAAAGTCAGCTTGTAAAGCCTCTTTTATTTTAGGCTGAAACTCTCTGATTGATTTCCTTGCAATCTTTTGTTGCAAAGCAAACTGCTGTGATGGTGTAAGTGGTTTAGCCATTATTCTTTTGCGTCTATAGCTTCAATCATTTTTCCAGCAGCAGCATAAATTGACTTCATGTTGTTTTGAGCTGAGTATTGTCTAATAGCTGATAAACCTCTTCTGTCTACAGTTTTGAAATCTGAAGTATAAATATAGCCATAATGACCTTTAGTGTCTTCACTAAGCTCTGGGTCTACACCAAGAAACCATAGACAGTATTTATCATATCCATTTTCTTTCAAATACGCATTTTCCATTTCTGCTGTTGGTCTTACCCAACTATCAGGTCTAGTAATATCGCCAGATGCAATAAGTTTGTTTGCATGATTAATACCTTTCGTGTTTTTCTCAGTTAACCTTTTTAATTCTAAAAGGTTGTTAATTGCTTTTTCTAAGATTTCAAATGATTTCATAATATTTATTTTGATGGATCGTAAGCCCAATTTTTAAGTGATATATCTCTTTTAGAAGGACAACCCTCTGATGCTGGTTTACCTTGTTCTGCTCCTTTCATTCTACTAACAAAGCTTATAGTTCTGTTTGCGTCTTCCGCATCTGCTGTAGTCCAATCTTCTTTTTTCTTAGACAATAGTCTTAAGTTTCTAGTGATAGGGCTTCTGTCAAGTGATGCTTTCTTAGAACACTCTGTATTTGACCAAGCTTCTAATTCTGAGTAACTCATGTTAGTAATTGATTTGTACTTTGCATACACTTCATCTACTTGCTCGTTCTTACTCAAAAAAAAACCTTCGCTTTTTACAGGTGGCAAATTATAGTCGCTTTGTTGTTGTGCATCTCTAGGGTCTTGTAACATAGTCAACTCATCAATAGGCAAGTAACCTGCTGGGATAAATATCTCATCCATTTCAGTTCCTTCCATAGTATCATAACGCATAGCTGCTCTCTTCTCGTTTGGAGTAATCCACCAAGATTGAGAAAGAATAGCACTAAGCTCTTTCATGTCCTCTTGTAACTCAGGGAATACTGTCAAATCAAAATCAATATAGTAACCTTGACCAATCTCTGTTGAGAAGAATCTATTGAATGCATCACGAAGAGCTACCAACTCAGGAAGGACTACTTGAGTCAACATTTCCTTCTTAGCTTCCTTCATGTTGTTATAAGTCTTGTTATCAGGATCGTTAAACAACGCAGAGTTTACACCGTAAACATTACAAAGTTCTCTAAGTGTTACTTTCTCTGATTCTAACAACTGTAAGTCGATAGGACTTAAACCCATATTAATCCAATTCAGCTTCGCACCTGCAATCAAAATCTTACCAGCATTCTTTAAAATACCAGCTTGAGTTTTTGTTCCGTACTGATTGTAGAAATCTTCTTTAAGCTTTCCTGCTGCCTCTGGTCCGAAATCATTTGATTCATCCGCAGATAAGATACCTTTAGGTCCTTGATTCTGTAACATACCTACCGATGTATCTTTTGCATCGTTAGAACGCTGAACAGTTCTGTATGCCGCCTGTAAAGGACTCAAGCCGTAAAGCTGT